AAAAAAAATAAAAAACTTTACTATAAACACTTTACATATTGTTATACATATGTTATACTATATATGAAGTTAAGGAAGAGATACATAAAAAAGAGAGAGAGGTACATAAAGATGGAAAAGAAATTACAAGAAAGAACAGTTTTATTAACAAGAAAATTTATTAGCTTTGAAGTAGGGGGATGGATGAACGCTTGTGAAGATGGTGTGAAAGAAGTACCAAGTTTATTAGATTTATTAAATTCTTGCTATGATGAAGTTGTCAACACTATAGGAACTAAAGAAATTAGATTCATTGGAAAAGAAAAAATTAAAGAATTAATTTCAGCACAAATGGTGATGGATTATCTTAACAATCAAGAAGAACCTTATTATAATTTATTTAACTTAAATGATATGGGTATTGCGGTTAAAACATTTAGAGGCGGTAAGTAAAATGTGTAATAAAGAAATCATATCAAGATATATAGCAATGAATGAACTAGAACCAAGTATAGAATTACATACTTTTGCGGAATGGAAAAGACTTGGTTATAAAGTTAAAAAAGGTGAAAAATCAAAACATAAAATTTCTATTTGGAAAAGAGCTACTAAAAAAGTAGAAAATGAAAAAGGTGAAGAAGTTGAAATTCAAAATTACTTTTTAAAACTATCAGCTTTCTTTACTAAAGAACAAGTTGAAAAATTAGAGGTGGATTAATGAAAAATATATTTAATAAGATAAATCGTTTTAAAGGGTATGATTTTAAAGAGAATCAACCCTTTAGAATATTACTAACTCCAAAAGGAGAATCTAGAGGAGCTAGACTTAAAAATGGTGAATTAAAAAGGAGAGTAAGAAATGTACGTTATTAAGAATGAACATGGTGAATATTATACAGGAAAGGATTATATTGTTCAATATGAAAAATATGCAATCTTTGAAAAACCTAAATATGGGTATGGATGTATCAAAGTCTATAAATCATTAAAAGTTGCAAGTAGAGTTAAGGCAAGGCTACAAAGAACTTGCAATGGTTTTAACACATTAGAAATTATTGATACAAAAGAAGATGATTCACCAAGAATATGGCTACAATAAGAGAGGTATTAGAAAATGACAACAAGAGATTTTAGTACAAGTCAAGAAAAATATTTAGCAAAATTATTAAGTGGGAAAGTTCAACCTAATAGTGGTGGAACAAAATTTAGTGGAGGTGATGTTGTAACTGAATATTTTTTAATTGAAGCTAAAACTTTAACAAAAGATAGAAAATCATTTTCAATTAAAAAAGAATGGATACAAAAAGCCGAGGAACAAGCTTTTGAACAAAATAAAGAGGAAAGTGTTGTAGCTTTTAATTTTGGACCAAATGGGGAAAATTTCTTTATTTTGAACGAACAGCAATTTAGAGATTATTTAAAATATAAAGAAAGTAATTTATGTTATGGAGGGAGTTTATATGGAAACAAAGAATAAAAAAGAGTTGATGGAAGAATTATTACAAAGGTATCAGCAATTAAATAGTATGTCAAAAGATAATAGTTCTTATGATGTTGTAAAAATGTATACTAGAAAATTAGAATTAGATTTAGCGGAAATCTTAATGAGAGGAGAAAAATAATGGCAAGACAACCACTAGCAGTTAAATATAGACCTAAAAATTTTGACGATATGACCGAACAGTCAGCTATCAAGGATATTTTAACTAATCAAATTGATACAAAAACATTTCAACATGGATATTTATTTACTGGTCCAGCAGGAACAGGAAAAACAACATCAGCAAGAATCTTTGCTAACATGATAAATCAAGGTGAAGGAAATCCTATTGAAGTTGATGCTGCTTCAAATAGTGGGGTTGATAATATTAGAAATATTATTGATGATGCTAAAAAGAAACCATTGGATTGTGAATATAAGATATTTATTATTGATGAATGTCATAGCTTATCTAATGGGGCTTGGCAAGCTCTATTGAAAACTTTAGAAGAATCACCTAAATTTTCAATTTTTATTCTATGCACAACTGACCCGCAAAAGATTCCAAATACAATTTTATCAAGAGTTCAAAGGTATCAATTCAATAAAATCAGTAATGATGGAATTGTAAGAAGATTGCAATTTATTTTAGAGAGAGAAAAAATCGTAAATTATGAAAATGAAGCATTAGAATATATTGCTAAAATTGTAAATGGTGGGATGCGTGATTCTATTACTTTATTAGATAAATGTCTATCTTTATCGAAAGAATTAACTATTAAAAATGTACTAGATACAGTAGGCGGAGCTGATTATGATATTTTATTTGATTTTGTGGAAAATTTAAGAAATAAAGATACTAAAAAATCTATTGAAATTGTAGAATCAATTTTTAATGACGGAAAAGATTTAAAATTATTTATCAAAGATTTTAGCAAATTTATTCTAGATTTAACAAAATATTATATCTTTAAAAGTTTCAAATATATTTCAATCCCATTTACAAATGAGAATCAAGAAAAAATTGAGAGCATTATAGGTGATGATATTTATATTATTCTAGATTTAATGCTTGATGTTACAAATACAATCAAATGGAATAATGAACCAAAAGAGATTATTGAAATGATGATAATTAATTATTGTAGAGGTTAAAATTATGATTGGTCAAAAGAACAATATTGAAATAATTAAAAGCTGGAGATTAAATAGAGCAGTTCCTAGATTCATTATTATTAGTGGACCTAAAGGAAGTGGTAGATTTACATTAGCGAAAGTTATTGGAAATGTGATAAATGCTAGATGCTTAATTTTTGATAATTCTATTAATGATGTAAGAAACTGCATAGAATATGTAAATACAATGAATGATAAATTATTATGTATTTTTAGGGATTGTGATAATATGAGTGTGAATGCCAAAAATGCTTTATTAAAAGTGGTAGAAGAACCACCTAAAAATGCGCATTTTATCATGACAATTAATAATGATGATAGAATGTTGGGTACAATCAAAAGTCGTGGAACGATGATTCACATGGAACCATATTCATTTGAAGAGTTATCTTTGAAATGTAAATCAAAAGAAATTTTAAAAGTGTGCGCAAATTTTTATGATATTCAAAATTGGAAAGATGTTGATGAAGTTGATAAATACAATAATTTTTCATTAGATATTATTGAATCAATCTGTCAAAAAAATGGAACAAAATTATTAAGATTGACAAGAGAATTAAAACCATTTAAAAATCAAGAATCAATGAGTGTTGAAAAATTTATGAAATTATTTTTATTAAATTTAATGCATCATGAAGAATTATTATCAAAAGAAACAATAAATTTAATTTCTAATGCACAATCACAACTAAATAATAAATCACTTAATAATTATTATTTAGTTGATAGAATGTTAATTGATATTTATTTCAATTATAAAGTTTAAAGGAGGTTTAATTAATGAAATTTGAATCATTTAATGAGGAATTATTATATAATTTTTGGACTGAATTTTGTAGAGCACCTTCTATAAAAGAGTTTAAAGAATTTGGAGGAGAAACCACTTATAAAGATTATCCTTTACTTTTGCAGACTAATTATTATGGTAATCCTAGAACATCAAGAGTAATTAGAGTTAGGGATTTAATAACTAAAAAAGAGTTATTTGTTGGTTCCTGTAAAGAAGTTGCTGATGAAATTAATACAACTCCATATAATGTAAGAAATGCTTTATTACTAAATAGACCAATTAATCGTGATTATTATTTAGAATTATTGCCTATTGATTATAATGTATTTAGAAAAAAATATAAGGATATGTATCAAAAATGGGAAAAATAAAATTCAAAGATTGGGATTTATTAACAAAAATAAACTATTATCAGCGTAAGATAATTCTTAATTGTATAATGTACTATGATTATGATAAATCTTTCTTAACTGATAATTATTATGATTCTATTTCTCATGAACTTGTAAAGATGCAAAAAGAGTTGGATAAAAGTAGAAGATATGACGTTAAAAGGGATACAACTTATGGTTATATGATGTATGATTTTGATGGAAATACAGGATTTGATTTACCAAAAAGATTAAATCCAAAAGATTATGATTATTTGAATAATATTTGTGCATATAAATTATTTTTAAATGATAAGAAACAAAATAATAACAAGAAAACTATTAAGAAAAGAGGACTATTCTAATGGAATTAATAGATTTAAGAAATCATATAAAAGATAAGACCTTACCTCATTTTTTAATTTTATTTGGGGAAGAACAATGTATATTAGATACTTACATTGATATTATTTCAAAAGATTATACAAAAATAGAGTGTCAATCAGTTATTTTTGCTTTGAATAAAGTAAATATGAAATCATTAGACAAATCTAAAAAAGCGTATATCATTAATGAGGATTTAGATTTTATTAAAAATGAGAAAGCTTGGAAAACTATAAAAAATACTTTTAATAATAAAAAAGATTTATTAATTTTAAAATATCATAAACTAGATAAGAGAAATAAATTCTATACAAGTAATAAATCAGATGCAGTAGAATTTAATTATTTAACAACGGATATTCTTATTAATTATGTGCTAAAAGAGCTGCCTAATTTGAATGATGCTAATTGTGGTAAATTGATTGACTATTGTAGTAATGACTATGGGAGAATCTTATTGGAATGTGATAAGATAAAACAATATGCTAATTTTAATAAAAAAGATAATAATGAATCTTTTGAAATTTTGGATAAACAAGGGATATTTTTCAAAGAAATTGGAGATATTACTTTTGAATTAACTGATGCTATTTTAGGTGGTTATAGTGATAAAGCAGTTATAAAATTAAATGAGGCAAAACAAAAAGGAGAACCTGCTATTATGATTGCAAGTATACTATACAACGGATTTAGAAATCAGTTAGCTTATCAATCAGTTGGGAATAATAAAAAAGGTGTTTGTGAAAAAACTGGTCTAACAAAAGGTGAAGCTTATGGGTGCTCAAAATTAGTTGGAGGATATTCAATTAAAGAGTTGATTAGAAATTTAGGCATTTGTCAATTTGTAGAAAGTGGGATAAAACTAGGTAAGATTGATGATTCTATAGCATTAGATTATTTAGTTGTTAAATGTTTAAGCTAGAATAATTTCTAGCTTTTTATTTAAAAAAAATAAAAAACTTTACCCAAAACTATTTACATATGTATAACAATATGTTACAATATATATGTAATAAGAAAGAGATACATAAAAAGAGAGGTACATAAAATGAAAAGTTTAAAAGTTATCGTAAAAAATGAATTAAAAAGAAATGGATTAACAATCAAAGAATCAAAATCAGTTAAAAGTGGAAAAATCAAAGGATTAAAAACTGAATTGGTTTCAAAACAAGGTGATGTAGAATTAGAAAGAGATTGCTACAAAGATGCCTATACATATAGTGAAAATTTAGTACTTTATGTAAAAGAAGAATTAATTGAAAAAGTTCAAGAAATCGTTGATGGTTTAGATTTAACTAAATATGTTGAATCTAAAAAGACAATCTTTTGTGAAAATCCAAGAATCAATGTAATGGTATATACAAGATAATATAAAGGAGATAATAAAAATGGAAGAAAGAAAAGTATTAATTACAAATATTGCTAGACAATATATTAAGAATCAAATGAATATCAAGGAAGAGGATTTTAAAGATTATTTAGAAGTTGATTTATTTAAAGAATCAATCGAATATAATAAATCTAAATATGATTTAAAAGAACTTGTTCTAGAAATTGATGATATGGACAATATTATCATTGATAGGAAAGGATATGAAGTTGCTTTTCTAATTGAAAGTAACATTGATTTTAGATAGGTGATTTAATATGTCAATTAAAAGAAAAGCAGACCATATAGCTATCTATGGAATATATGATACAAGAAATGATTATGAGTGTATTTTTGTAGGAACTAGAAAAGAAGTAGCTGATTATTTTGGAAGAACACCACAATCAATTAGTCAGGCAATATCTGAAGAGAATTTAATCAAAGCTAGATATGATGTTAAATTTATTTATTATGAAAAGCTTACTGAATTAGAATGTAGAGTTTGTCATGAAATTAAGCCTATTAGATATTTTAGAAAAAGAAGCAAGGGAAATGGTCATGATAAAATATGTAAAGAATGTTTTAATGAAAAATATGGTAGTAAAAAATATGGTAAAAAGAAAGGTGGTAATTAGATATGTTAAATATGCAAGTAGGAATGATTCTATGTACTCCATTATTAATTTTTGGGATTGCAATGTTAGTGTTTGATTATTTAGATGAACATAAGGAGGGAGAATAAATGAATGAACAAAAACAAACAACTTGCAAAAGATGTGGAAGAAAATTAAAAAATCCTAAAGCTATTGAATTAGGTATGGGAGCAACTTGTTATAAAAAATTTATGAAAGAGGAGATACATAAAAAACTATGGGACCAAATGAAATAAAATATGGGGATGTGTTTTGGATTGATTTTAGTAGAGTTTTTCCAATAGCTAAAAATAAACATTATCAAAAAGGAAGAAGAATGGCAGTAGTTGTATCAAATGATAAGAATAATGAACATTGTGATTTAATAGGAGTTATTCCATTGACAACTAAAAAAGACCGTTTGCCTCAACATACTAGAATTAGAATTTTTGGAATTGATAATTATGTGTTATCTGAACAAACCGTCACAATATCAAAAGAATTTTTAATTAAAAAAGTTTTATCTTTAAATGAATATAACGTGAATAAAGTTAAACAAAGTATGAGAATTCAATTTAATTTATGGTAAAGGAGAACAGTATGAAAGATATTATTACTTTAATAGAATTATTTATAGCTGTATTTATTGTGCCAACTGTAGGTATGTTAATAGGCTCATATGTTGTTATGGGTTTAGAAAAAAGAAATAAAAGAAATAGAGGTAGATGGAGATGAAACATTTATTTAGATTAAGAAACGAAAGTTATAGTTTTGATAAAAAAGGAATGATTTTAAGAGGTGAAACCCCTACGAACGGACAAGGTGTTTTTGTTAAAGCATGGGATATGTATTTAGACAATAAAAACATCATGAGTGATGATGATATAGAAAGTTGTTTTGTAGAAGGCACTAATTATAAATGGGTTTATTTTATGGATGACTTGGAGACTTTAAATCATAAAATTTCTTTATCAAAACTAGAATATGAATTGTTGAAATATTGTATTAATCATAGTTATCAATATATTGCTAGGGATAATAATAAAGCGCTATTTGCTTATGATACAAAACCATATAAAATACAATACGAATGGAAGGCAACCAAAGAGATAAAAAGAATTAACTTTAGGGATTTATTTTCATTTGTAAAATGGGAGGATGATGAACCCTATTCTATCACATACATCTTGAATAATTGTGAAATCGTGGAGGATAAATAATTATGGAAAAATCACAAAGTTTATTATTAAATTTAGGATATGATAGAACTAAAGTGACTTATAATGTATTTAATATGTCAACAATAGAATATTCATCAACTGAACACGATCATGAGTTAAAAATATATATTGATGAGGAAAGTGTACAAAGTGATGATGGGATATTAACAGCGGATGAAGTAAGAGCTATTTATGTTAAATTTAAAGAATTAGGATGCTATAAGGAGAAATAATTATGCAGTTTTATGTTAAACAATTTAATAGTGGATATGAGTTAGAAAAATTCATAAATGAAAATAAGATTAAGAAAGAAAATATTGTAAAAGTTGAATATATTTATAAAGACAGTATAGTATTTGATTCAACATATATTTTATATTATTATGAATAGGAGATAGAAAGATGAAATATGAATTAAAAAATAACGGTAAATGTTGGTGGGTCAAAGGAATGATTGTTGAAGGAGAAATCAATGAAAGAAAATGAAATTAAAGAAATTGAAGTATGAATACTTTAATGGTGCTTTTGCATTGTGTGATTTTGTGGATAAAAACGACATTAAAAAAGAGGACATAGTTGAAATAATTAATATAAAGGGTATATACACTTTCGCTATGTTTTATTATGAATGGGATAAATAACATGGAACGTATAGAGGAAATAGAAAATGCTATTAATATAATTAATATCATAGTAAGAAAATGGAAGGAGAAAATAAAAATGACAATGTTTGATAATGAAATTCAATTTAAAAATTATATTAAATATTATTTATCATCACATAAATATACAGTTAAAAAATGTAAAAATAAATAATAGGAGGAAAATATATGAGTGGTGAATTTTATAAAGGTTTATTCAATACTATGCATGAAAAAGAATGTAAAGATAAATCTAAAAGTGAAATGAAAAATATATAAAAGATTTTAAATCCGGTAGTATACCAATGAGTAAGGAAACACTGCATAAATATTATGTATATAGTGAATATTTAGAAAGGAATAAAAAATAATGCTAACTTTAGAATTAATATCAAAAACTATTACTTGGGATACATTGATGATTATTGAATATGATAGCACAGCAATAGTATTATCAGTTAATGCAATCGACTTATTAGATAAAGCATTAAAAGACCGAGATATATTAGAAGTTAATATTAGATATAGTGATAGATTCAAGCAACTTGTGGTAGTTGTAACATTATAAGAAAATTAGTATAATTAATATATAAAAAGGGGTGGCGGAATATATGAATTTTTTAGATTTACAAGATTTAATATTAGATTCAACTAAAGTAAGAATATTTATTAATAATGAAGAATATATATTAGATAATAAAACATTAAAAAATTTTAATTCTAAATTATTAACAAATAGAATTAAATCTATATCTACAATTCCTGTAGATGGAAATGAATGCTACTTGGATATTACATGTGAAGAGTAAAAAAGATATTTCATATTATTACTAGTTTATTAAAAAGAGTATGGCAGTACTCTTTTTATTTTTATTATAGTTTGTATATTTATAATAATTATAATATAATTAATTTTGTAAAATATTTATATTATTTATTAAGTAAAGGAAGTGATTTAATGCCTAGTGATAACTCAAAACACTTGATTCCTCAAAACCAACGAACAAAAGAACAACAAAGTCAAATAGCACGTATGGGAGGTATTGCTAGTGGTAAAGCAAGAAGAAAGAAAAAAACCATGCAGCAACTAGCCAAAATGATGCTTGAATCTGAAACAAATAAAAAGAATGTTCGTTCAGTAAAAGGCTTATGTAAAGAAATTGAAGATGAAGATATTACGGTAATGGCATCAATGATTGCAGGTCAGGCAAGGTCAGCAATGAAAGGAAATGCTTTATCTTTTCAAGTATTAACTGAATTAGCTGAAAAAGAACAAGAGAAAGAAAATACATCATTCTATATTCCAGCTAAGGATTTAGCAAAATCATTTGTAGATTTGAATAGAGATATTGATAATCCTGATTATAGTGAGTTTTGGTTAAGGGGTGGACGTGGTTCTACAAAATCAACTTATATAGGTGAAAAGATTATTGAACTAATGAAAAACAATCCTAACTACTGTGCATTAATAATGAGAGAGGTTGGAAATACTCTTAAAGATTCCGTTTATATGCAAGTAAAGTGGGCTATTGACCATTTAGGGTTAACAAGTCAATTCAAATTCACAGTATCACCAATGGAAATAACTTTAAAAGAAACAGGACAAAAGATTTATTTTAGGGGTGGAGATGACCCACAAAAGATAAAATCTATTAGACCGCCTGAGGGAATGTACATTGCCATTAGATGGTTTGAAGAAGCGGACCAATTAAAAGGAATGAAAGAAATTCGTAATATTAATCAATCTACCATTCGTGGTGGAGATAGATATTATACATTCTTTTCTTATAACGTTCCTATTTCTAATACTCATTGGATTAATGTAGAAGCATCAAGTGGAAAACCTGATAGACTAGTACATGACAGTGATTATAGAGATGTACCAAAACAATGGCTTGGGAAACAATTCTTTGATGATGCAGAATGGCTAAAACAAGTTAATCCAAAAGCTTATGAACATGAATATCTAGGTATCCCTGTAGGTCAAGGTTTAGAAGTATTTGATAATCTAGAAATAAGAGAAATTACTGATAATGAAATAGCTTCATTTGATAAAGTATTATATGGTGTCGATTGGGGTTGGTATCCTGACCCATTCCATTTTGGTGGTTGCTATTATGATAGTGCTAGAATGACATTGTATATATTTGATGAGTATAGATGTAATAAGAAATCAAATAAAGATACTTCAGATGTATTATTAAATGAAAAAGGTTTAACAAGATATGATATAGTAACTTGTGACAGTGCTGAACAAAAGTCAGTAGAAGAATATAGAACATATGGAATTAATGCTAGGGCAGCTGAAAAAGGTCCTGATTCAGTAAGATTTGGGATGAAGTGGTTACAATCTTTAGTGAAGATTGTAATAGACCCAATTAGATGTCCAAACACTAAAGAAGAATTTTCTAAATATCAATATGAAACAACACCGGAAGGTGAACCAATAAGTGCATATCCTGATTTAGACAACCATAGTATTGACTGTATTAGATATGCAACGGAACAAATATGGAAGAAACGTGGGGGTGCTAGATATGGTCGTTAATATTTTAGGAGAAGAATATGAAATTAAAATATTAGACAAAAGAGATTCTTGTATGCTAGAAAATAATTATACTGGTTATGTCAATTATGATGATAAATGTATTTATCTTTGGAAAGAAGATACATGGATTAAACATATATTATTGCATGAAATGGTACATGCTTATTTACATGAAGCAGGAATAGAATTTGGTTATGGAATTCATAATGAAGATAATGTTAATTTTATTGCTCGTATGATTCCAAAAATTAGCAATCAATTTGATAGCGTGAAAGGAGATATAAAATGAGAGAATTATTATTTAATATTTCAGGTCAAAAGTTAGAAAAGAATGAAAACTGTAATTTTGATGATATAGTTATGAATAGTAATAATTATTTAAAATTATTATTTGACTTTGATGCTTCTTGGAAAGGTAGTCGAAAAGCAATAAAATTAACAAATGGGAAGGACAAAGAAGTTAATTTATTAATTAAAGGAAATTCTTGTTTAGTACCAAATGATATTACTAATAATAATTATTTTACACTGAAATTATATGGTAAAAACAATATAAGTGAATTTGAAACAAATGAGCTAATTATTAATCAAATATAAGGGAGGTATGTAATAATGAGCGAAATTCAAGATTTATTGAATGCATCAACACAGGATATGGTTGATGATTACTTAATTATTGATGATAATAGTAGAGAAATATATGTTCCTTCAGGTGAGTTATTATTTGGTGTCACTAGTGATGAAAAAACTGAAAGAAAATATTTTCAATGCCCTAGAATTGTAGGAGATAATGTTGATTTAACACAATATCAATTATATATTAATTATCAAAATGCAAATGGGGAAAAATACTTGTAATTTAAAAATAAATATATCAAGCCTATATTACTTCATTCAAATAACTATTATAATAATGTTATAAAAGGAGGAATAAGTTAAATGATTAAACATCTTATTGAATTAATAAAACAAGCTTTAAATAAAATGATAGGGAACCCTAAACAAGATAATTCTATTGATTCTAGTGTTTCAGAAACTATGGTTAAGGCTATATCATTGTGGAAGAAAATGTATAAAAATAAAGCTCCTTGGGTTAGTGCTGATACAGGAGTTATTTCTATTGGGATTCCAAAATTAATTTGTAAAGCATTTAAACAGCAAGTTTTAAGTGAAATGAAAACTGATATTATAGACCCAAATATCAGTACCGAAGTAGACAAAGACAAACAAGAAGAAACTAAAACAAGGGCTGACTATTTGAACAACGTTTATAAGAAAAAATTAATTAAAAAACTTTCTAAAGTATATGAAAAAGCGTTAGCTTTAGGCGGAGTTATAATCAAGCCCTATATTAAAAATGACCAAGTTTACTTTGATTTTAACTATCAAGGAGAATTCTATCCTATTGCTTTTGATGATGATGGAAATATTGCAGACATTGCATTTTTAGACCAATTTAGAAGTGGTGACATTTTATACACAAAAGTAGAAAGACAAACATTTGAATATAACACGGTTACTATTGAAAACAAAGCTTTTAAAGTTAAATTGGATGCTAATGGAGATGAAAATACAACTCAAGAATTAGGTGAAGAAATTCCATTAACTGAAGTAGAAAAATGGTCAACATTAGAATCTAGAGTAGAGATTGAGAATGTAGAAAAACCTTTATATGGATACTATTGTGAACCAATTTCAAATAATATTGATATGGATTCTCCTTTGGGTATTTCATTTTTTAGTGATGCTAAAGATTTAATTCAAAAAGCTGACGAACAATTTGGTAGGCTAGATTGGGAATATGAGGGGGGACAAATGGCTATTGATGTAGACCCTACTGCTTTGCATTATGAAAATGGTTATTATGGTACTCATTCAGTAATGGATAGAATGAAAGATAGATTATATCGTTCTTTGGATTTAGGAGCATCAAATACTTATAATGCTTTCGCTCCAACTTTAAGAGATGCTAGTTATTTAGATGGATTAAACAATATCCTCATGCGAATTGAAGATGCATTATGTCTTTCTAGAGGTACTATTTCTAATGTAGAAGCTGAAGCAAGAACTGCAACTGAAATTAGAGTTTTAAAACAAAAAGCATACGATAACATTGTATCGCATCAAGAAGCTTTAGAGGACACTTTAATGGATACAGTTTATGCAATGAATGTTTTAGTTGATTTGTATGAATTAGCTCCTGACGGGGATTATGATACTACGGTTGAATGGGGAGATAGTGTTTTAACTGATACTGACACTGAACTTCAACAAAAGATTCAATTAGTAGATGCTGATATTCTAGATAAAGCTGAAGTACGTGCTTGGTATACAGGGGAATCTTTAGAGGTTGCGACTAAAAAAATCAAAGATATGCAAAAAGAAAAACAAGAAAATATGATGAATGATTTATTTAATAATGGTTCAAAAACAAATGAATTAGAAAATGAGGAGGAATAATAAATGGCTATTACACCTACTGAACTTACTAATAGAGCTTTTGAAATATCTAAACGATTTAGTAAAGTGAATACTTTCTATTTAAAAATGATGGCTAAACAAATTAAAGCTATTGGAAAATTAGATAAAGACAACTTGCATAGATTAGAACAATTAGCTTTGATGGGAAATAATATCAAAGAAATTAATTCTATGCTAGTTAAAGAAACAGGATTAGCTTTAGAAGATATTCAAAAATTATATCTTGAAAGTGCAAGAGAAGAATATAAGGATGTAGCTGATTTATATAATTATAAGGGTGTAGCTCAACCCCCTTTTTCTAAAAATAAACCTTTAAATAGTTACATTGAATCGGTTAAAAAATTAACTGATGGCACATTTATAAATATGTCACATACAACTGCAATTTCAAAAGATTATAGAGATATTATTGATTTAGCTATTGATACAGTAGCCACAGGAATTGACGACTATGAAAGCGTAATGAAAAGAATGTTATTATCCAAAGCTAGAAAAGGAATGAGAATCACATATGCTAGTGGTAGAACAAGAAGATTAGACAGTGCTTGCCGAATGAATATTTTAGAGGGGGTTAGACAGGTCAATAATGGTATTAGAAAAGAAATGGGGAATCAATATGGTGCTGATGGAGTAGAAATTGATGCTCATGGCTTATGTGCTGAAGACCATTTACCTTATCAAGGAAGACAATACACTATTAAAGCTTATGAAAAATTAAACGATAAATTAAAAAGACCTATTGGCACATTGAATTGTAGACATGGAATTTCTTATATCATTTTAGGAGTGTCCCCAAAAACATACACAAAGGAAGATTTAGAATTAATGAAAAAGAAATCTACTGATAAAGTCACAATCAAAGGAAAAGAATACACTAAATATGAAGCATCACAATTAATGCGCTCTATTGAAACTGAAATGCGATATAAAAAAGATGAAATTTTAGCTTTGGATTCAGCAGGTTTTGATTATAAAAAACAAGAAACAAAATTAGGAGAATTGAAGTCATTATACTATCATGTTGCTAAAAAATCAGGTATTACACCAAGATTTAATAGGACATATGTATATGGTTATGATGAAGATTAAATAATATAGTTATGTACTTGTAATAAAAATAATATTTTATTATAATAATAATGTAAGTTAACCTAGATTGTGGAAAACACAATTAAAATAATATTTTAAGGAGATATTAATTTATGAAAAACATTTTTGACATTTTGAAAGGAATTGGAATTGAAATTCCTGAAGACAAGAAAAAAGATTTTAATTCAACTTTTAATGAAAATTATAAAACCATTAATGAAGTTGAAAAAATTAGTAACGATTTAAAATCAAAAGAAACTGAAATTGAAAACTATAAAGCTGATATTTCAAAACGTGATGATGATTTAAAAGCGTTACAAAAGCAATTAAAAGATGCAGGAACAAGTAAAGAAGAACTTGATAAAGCAAATGCAAAGATTGATACTTTGACACAGGAATATGCTGATTACAAGAAAAATTCTGAAACAAAATTACAAAAACAAGCTTATGAATTTGCAGTAAATCAAAAAATAGCAGGATTAAAGTTTAGTTCTAATTCAGCTAAAAAAGCATTTTTAAGTGAAATCATGAAAGATGAATTAAAAATGAAAGATGGGGAATTAATTGGTTTTGATGATTATGTAGAAACTTATAAGAAAGAGGACGAAGGAGCTTTCTTAAAAGATGAACAACCAAAAAGACCAACTATTAAATTTTCAGGAAAATCAGGTAAAGTTGATGAATCTGAAGATGTAGATGAACCTGAAGATGTAGAACGTCCTAATCTTGTAATTTGGTAAAAAATTAAAGGAGGAAAAATTATATGGCAGTAAAAACACAAAATAGAATTGAATCATTAAGTGTATTATTAGATGGCTCTAGTAACGGAAAAATGCTTTTAAAAGAAGCTTATGATGGTGTTATTGAAAATGTGCAAAAAGGTGCAGTTTCAGTACAATTAAAAAATACTGATTTATCAGGTGACCCTTTAGCAGGTACTGTTGAAGCAAAACGTTTTGCTAATGCCACTGCTCAAAATTATGGTACTGCTCGTAAAGGTGGAAAAGGTGATAAAGTAAAAGGTACAACAGTTACAATTCCTATTGATACTGATAGAGAATTCGTTGAAGAAATTGAACAAAAAGACGTTAGATTATTAGGGGTTGATGGATTAATTGCTAAACGTTCAGCAAACCACGCTCAACGTTTAATTGCTGAATTAGATACAAAATTCTTTGAAGTAGGTAAAACTGAAGGAACTGAATTTAAACATGCTGCAGGAGTAACTGAACTCCAAGAAATTGTAGAATCAGCTATCTTACATTTAGAAACTTTAAAAAATGATTATATTGATGGTTTAGATCGTTCAATGCTGCAAATCGTTTTTGACCCTGACACCTATTCTAAAATGCGTATGTATTTAGATAAAGTTGTGAATACAAATGTTGACACTACAACTGAAGAATTCTTCTATTATCACGGTGTAAGATGTCATAGTTCAAATAGATTACCTGAGGGTGTTAAATTTGAAGCTATGATGAATGAATCTATTGCACAACCTATTAGAAGTGTTCCTTACACAGCTGAAAGAATTCCTTTAAGTGAAGCAGTAGCTGTTGAAATGTTCTTCTACTATGGAACAAAAGCAGTAACACCTGAAACAATCATTTATTATTCAGGAAATGAACAATCCTAGAAAGAGGTAATTTAGTATGGAAATTAAATTGCCAAATGGGACTGGTGTAGTCACAAATGATAAAGGTTGTATTGAAATGTATTTAAAAATGGGTGGTGTTGAAGTTAAAAAGTCTAAAGGGCGAACTCAAAAAGAACCGCCTAAAGAAAATACAAAAGAACCACCTAAAGAAGATGCAAAAGAAAAATAGTTAGGAGGGAATGAATTTGAATTATATTTCTTATGAGGATTATATGAAATTTGGTGGGAAATGTGATGAAGATACATTCCCTACTTTACAATTTGAAGTTGAATCAAAATTAAATTATATAACTTTTGGTAATATCAATCAATTTATGACACAACAGGAACAAGTACCTGAATGTTTTATACGTTTAGAAGTTGAGCTAATAAATATATTAGAAAAAGATAAAGCCACAAGAGTTAATGATAAGTTATCAAGTTATAGTAATGGAATTGAATCTTTTGGTTATGATACATCAAAGAAAAATGAAACTATTATACTTGACCAATTTAAAGAACTAGCACAGCAATATCTTCATGAATATCCTGAACTTTTCTATAGGGGAAGGTGGTTATATCATGCAATGTAATATAACTGTTTTGAATAAACTAAAAAGAGTTGATTCTATAACTGGTTTAGATGTTTGGTATAAATCGGTTATTAAAAATTGTGTTTATTCAAAAACTAAAATTTCTAATGTAAATGGAACAGTTGTTTCAATGGGTGCTCAATTTACAATTTTGATTCCATTTAATAATAAGTATGTACCTTATCATAAATGGAAAGATTTAGAAAACAAAGATACTAGATTTACATTATCAAATCAGGATATTATTATTTTAGGGGAAATCAAAGAAAAAGAGATAACTCCTAATAATATTGTTTCAATAAAAAATAAATATAGTCCAAATTCTTGTGAAATTAGAAATATTGAAGAAGTAGAAAATAAATTTGATACTCGTTATCAATTTAGGGTTAATGGTATTTAATTATGAAAGTAAAAATAGAATTAAGTCCAGCAAATACTATAATTGCTAAATTACTAAATGACAAAGTAGGTATATATTTAGCTGAAACATGGGCTAAACAATTTAAAAAATACATTCCTGCTGATACAAAAATGTTAATGAATAATTATGTGACTGAACCTTATAAAGTTACATATAATCAAAAATATGCTAGGTATCAATGGCAGGGTGTATCAAGTAAAGGTAGACCTTTGAATTATAGTAAAGATGTTAACCCATTTGCTCAATCACATTGGGAACAGGCGGCTTTTAGAGATAAAAAAGATGAAGTTGCTAGAAGTGTGTCCGAATTTATTAAACGAGGAGGAAGATAAATGAATAGTATATATGAAGCTATTTCAATATGGTTAAGAGTTTGTCCTGAAGTAAATGGATATACCTATTTTAATGTTATTCCAATGATTCCTGATACTGCTTCAGTAAATTCTAATTCAAGCAGTGATATATTAAATAAATTTATTGATGGGTCTATGGAAGTTAGACTATTGTTCAACATAAATCTAGTGAAATCCTATGATGAGGGTACAAGCGACTTAAATTTAGAAGCAATAAATTCGTTTGATGAAATTACTAAATTTATAGAAGATATGAATTTAAAACAAAAATTTCCTATTTTAGGAGATAATTATATAGTTAATGAAATTGGTTCATTATATAAAGCTCCTGAAGTATATACTTTACAAGAAGATACTTCTATTGCTCGATATGAAGGACAATTTTATATTCAATATTTACAAATGAAAGGAGATTAGAATTATGGCAGCTATGACAAAATTAACTAGAAATCAATTCATCCCATTTTTGGATGTGACTAAAGATATAACATTTAAATCATCTAGTTGGAAACAAATTGATTATTCAACAATCTTTGAATTGACAATGAATGAAAATGAAGAAGATATGGATTATATTTGCTTTGCAAATGCAGTAACTGAAATCAATGGAAATCAACCTGAATTACCTCAAGAAATTGCCTGTTATGAAGGAAATCCTATTTATGATTTTATGTTTAATGAATTTTTTAATATGCCAGTGGGCAGTGATGTTAAAGTACCTTTCTTAATGTGCTTTGGAGGAACTGAAAAGAAAGCTTGGAGATGTGTGGCAACTCTAACATCAAAAGTGTTAAATACAGTTGATGGAAAAATTACTTTTTCAATTAAAATGGGTGGAGACATTGAAAAAGGAACTTATGAAATTGCAAGTGGTGCTCCAACATTTACTAAATCAGGAGGTTAATTTTAAATGGATTATCAAGTAGAATTTAATGGTGACGTATTCACATTACCGAAATATAATTTAAAAATTGCGGAACAATTAGAAAAACAAGAATTATATAACTCTAAACCTGAATTACATTTTAAAGAAAAATGTAAAGGAATGTATGAATTAGTGTGTAATTTATTAGGGCAAGAAAACTGTGAAAAAGCTTTAGGCAAATTTAACAACGTAGACCCTAATGAATTAAATATTCTATATTTATCAATTATTCAAACATACAATAAACCATTAAATAATTTTAACCAGTCTATCGCATTAGGTGATATTGATTTATCATCATATGATAAATTAATTGAACTTGTTAATGCAATGGACAAAGCTCAAAATTTAACTGTTAATAAAAAATGATAGATTTAAGAACAAAAGGCTTGCCGAATTCCATAAACGTAGGAGGCAAGTCTTATTTATTACACACGGATTTTAGAGAGTGGTTAAAATTTGGAGAAATGTTGAAAGATGATTCTATTTTTAAAGATTTTAATTATATAGATTTATTCTTTGTTATTAAAGATGATGTGTTAGCAATAGAAGCCATTGCACACCAAAAAGAATTTTTAGAAGCACTAATAAATTTTTATAATAATAAAAATTCAACACCAATGGAATCAACTGACACATCAAATGATATTATATACGATTATATCCAAGATGGTGAATATATAGTTAGTTCTTTTATGTCACAATATCATATAGATTTAACATCATGTGATATGCATTGGCATATGTTTAAAGCATTATTTATTGGATTAAATGATTCAACTATTATGTCACAAATTATGGGATTTAGAAGTTATAAAAAAGATAATAAATCTTATGAAAAACAATGTCAAAAATTAAAGAATATGTGGTCACTACCAAAAAAAGAAAATAAGAATACAAATGACATTTTAAAAGAAATAAGAGAAGAATTTTATAATACTTAATGGAAGGAGGTTATAATCTATGAATGATGGTAAAGTTACAATAGAGACACTACTTGACCAAAAAGGGTTAAAAGAAGGCATTGAAGAGTTAAAGAAGAAATTAAAAGATTTAGCAAAAGATACACAAGGAACGACTAATCAAATGAACAACCATTTTAATGGACTTGGGACTAAACTAAAGTCTTTTGGTTCTTCAGTTGCCAATGGTGCTAAACAAGTAGCAGGTGCTGTTGTTAAAGGTACAGCTGTAGCCGTAACAGCTTCATCTACTGCCATAGCAGGTTTAACCGTACAGGCTACAAAGTCATATGCTAAATATGAACAACTTGTTGGTGGAGTTGATACTTTATTTAAAGATGCTTCTCAAAAAGTGCAAGAATATGCCTCTCAAGCTTATAAGACCGCTCAAATAAGCGGAAATCAATATATGGAACAAGTAACAGGATTTAGTGCATCATTATTACAATCATTAGGTGGAGATACTCAAAAGGCTGCTGACTATGCTAATAGAGCAGTAATAGATATGTCTGACAATGCTAATAAGATGGGTACTTCTATAGAATCTATACAGTGGGCTTATCAAGGTTTTGCTAAACAAAACTATACAATGCTTGATAACTTAAAGTTAGGCTATGGTGGTACAAAAGAAGAAATGAAAAGATTAATTACTGATGCTTCTAAAATGACTGAAATTCAAAAAGAGTTAAATGTTACTGTTAAAGACGGAGATTTATCTTTTGGAAATATTGTTAATGCAATTTCAGTTATGCAAAAAAGCCTAGGTATTGCAGGAACTTCAGCAAAAGAAGCTGCTACAACTATTGAAGGTTCGGTTAATATGATGAAAGCATCTTGGGATAATCTTGTAACAGGTTTAGGTAGTGATGATGCTAATTTACAAGAATTAATTAATCAATTTGTTGAAAGTGTTGATACAGTAGGAGATAATATATTCCCTAGAATAGAAATTATCTTAAATGGCGTAGGCACACTAATTGAAACTATGCTTCCAAAAATTGTAGAAAGAATTCCAAAGATTGTTATAGGAATTTTACCAAAATTAATAGTTGCAGGAGTAAATATGGTTGGTGCAATTATTCAAGGATTTGCTACTGCTATTCCTGAATTAGCGAATACTATTTTAAAAGGTTTTGACAATAGCTCATTATCATTAGCAGGTACAGTATCACAATTCATTCAAAAAATTGCTAGTGCTCTTGATGATGCTATACCTCAGTTATTTAAGTTTGGACAATCATTGAGTGGAAATATAGGTACTATTGTTTCACAAGTTATTTCAGGATTAAAAGCTGGATTTGAGAGTTCAAGTACACTATTAATGACAAGTGGATTTGCGCTTATAAATAATCTTATTAGTGGAATATTATCAGGTATACCTCAATTATTAGAATTAGGTTTAACTTTATTGAATTCTTTAGCTTCAGGGTTTGTAAATTCAATCCCAACTGTATTACCTCAATTACTTCAAATAATTCAAGATTTTGCAACAAGTCTAGCAAATTCAGCTCCAACTTTAATTCAAAAAGGTTTTGAATTATTAAGTAATTTAGTTAAAGGAATAACAAATGCCATCCCAATATTAATTGCATATGTTCCTACAATCATTACAACTTTTGCTAATATTATTAATGATAATTTTCCAACAATTTTAGCAAAAGGTTTTGAAATAATTGTACAATTAATAGCAGGATTAATAAAAGCTATTCCAACACTAATTGCAAACATTCCTCAAATTATTAAAGCTATTGTATCAGTTTTCATAGCTTATAATTGGTTAAATTTAGGAGCTAATCTAATTAAAGGTATTGGAAATGGTATTAAATCAATGGCTTCAAATGTTGGGGGTCATGCAAAAAATATTTTAAAATCAATTACTAACGTATTCAATAATGGAATTAAAGAAATAACTGATATTGGAAAAAATATGATTAAAGGATTATGGAATGGTATTAGTTCAGTTAAAGATTGGATTTTGAGTAAAATTAGTGGATTTTGCAGTGGAATTTTAAGCGGAATCAAAGGATTCTTTGGAATTCATTCTCCTTCAAGGGTTATGAAGAATGAGGTTGGTAAATTCTTGAGCATGGGTATTGTTGAAGGATTCATGGAAGATGACCCAATGTCTCAAATAGAAACAGCATTATTAAATGGTGTTAAATCGTTACAACATATCATGAATATGGATATTTCAAATGGTTTAGGAGATTTAGCAATTCAAGGGTTCAAATTTAATCAAGAAATTAATATAAATCAACCTATTGCATCAGTTGATGAAATGAGTAGAGAATTAAGGTTACAACAAATGTATCAGATGGAAGGATGATGATAGATGGCTAGTCAAGATGTGAAAGTAAGAATAGTTAGAGAGGATGGACAAGAGTTCATCCTTGATAACACATTATGGATGATTCCTAGTGATGGATTAGACGGATGGGATTATGTGACAAATACAATTTCATATGAAGATAAAGCTTTTGGTGATGGTGGTATTTTATCGTCAGAAAGAGTTGGTATTCAAGATAGAACAATAAAAGCTTATATGAATAATAAAAATTTATTATCTATTATTCGTGATTCTTGTATTAGCTTTTTTGGAGTTAAACATACATTTAAAGTATATTTAACATATCAAGGAAGAACTAGGTGGTGTGAAGGAAATCTTTATAAATTTTCTTTACCCAATAAAAATATTTATAAAAAATTAGAATTACAATTTACTATTAGATGTATGCAACCTTATTTATTGAATGTTGACGAATTTGGTGAGGATATTGCTTCAGTAATTCCTAAATTTGGATTCCCATTTATTTCAAGAATCAACAAAGGATTTATTTTTAGTCATTATAAATTTGCGGATGAAGTTGAATTATCAAATAACGGTGATGTTGAAACATACCCTAAAATTGTGCTTTTAGCCAAAGGCGATGTTAAAAATCCTATCGTATTTAAAGATGATAAATTTATTAAAATTTTAGACACTTTGCACAAAGATGATGTTATTATTATTGATTTGACGAGTACTCCTGCAACTGTTAAGAAAAATGGTGTTAATATAATTGGAAAAACTAGTAGAGATTCTTCTTTCTACGATTTAAAATTTGATATTGGAACTAACACTATTAAGTTTAATGCTGACGAAGGCACTAACTTATTAGGTGTCACAATCTACTATAATCAAAGATATGTTGGAATTTAAAGCTTTAGATTCTAATTTCCAATTATTAACTTTATTGACACCAACAAATATTCAATGGAATCGTAAATATTATACCTATGGAGATTTTACAATAATAATTCCTATAGAGCAGTATTCATCAAACATTAAATACATTTATACCAAAGATAGACCTGAAACAGGTGAAGTCAAAAAGATGCTAAAAATGGAAGATACTAAATATGTTCAACTTTCAGGGTATTTTCTAGAAAGAACCTTAAATGACAAAGTTATTTATCCTACGTTCTATGGTAGCGGACAACTCATTCAAACTGTTGAAAATATGATAAGGCAATACAAAGAAGATATTCCTATTAAAGAAATTACACACCAAGAAGGACTAATAAGTTCTAATATTGAATATCAAGAAACAGGAAGCGAATTAGCTAATAAATGCTATGAAACATTACAAACACAAGAAATGAGTTATAAATGTGTATACAATTTTGAGAAAGATGAATTAAATGTTATAATTTATAAGGGAGAGGATAAAACACAATCAGCTGAAGGAAATGAATTTGTTACATTTTCAACAGTTCAAGATACTATTAAAAATCCTACAATCAATATTGATAAATCAAAATATAAAAATTACTTTATTATCGCAGGAAGTGATAAAGCTGAAAATCGTATAGTGGCTTATTTAGATTTATCGAATGGTGGTTATAAATATAAACAGTTCATAGACCAAAGAGATATACAATTTGATGATGAAAAACAAACTTTGAAAGAATATAAAGAAGAACTTATTCAAAAAGGTTTAGAAAAATCATTAGATTATGTCGTTGAACAAACAGTGGATTTTAAAATTATTCCTCAAGGCTATGAATATATGAAAGACTATGATTTAGGAACTAAAGTAGATTGTGTATTAGAAGAATATGGATTACAATTAGAAGTTAGAATTGTTGAAATTTATGAAGTTATGAAAGAGAATAATATTTCTATAGAACTAAAAGTTGGAAATGTTATTAGGAATAAAAATAAATTAAGGAGGTAATTATTATGGCGACTATAGATGCTTTTCCTTTTGATTCTCAAGTTCAAAGTTATGAAAGTGATGGGACACCTATTTATGATAGGGCTACTGATTCTAAAGGATTTAGAAATTTATTAAAAACTTATTTTACTGAGGGTGTTTTCCCAAAACCTTCAAATGCTTTACAAGTTGTAGAAAATGGAACTTTGGGTGCATTAGTTAAAAAAGGGAGTTGTATGGTTGGTGGTGTTACTATTTTAGTAAATGATGATATTAAAGTAACTTTTGACAAAGCTGATGTACAATCAAGAATTGATAGAGTAGTTATGCGAGTTGATGATACATTATCAGTTAGAAGTGCTACTATTCAAGTTATTAAGGGTACTGCTTCATCAAGTCCTACACCGCCACAAAGAGTATACAATGATACCATTAAAGATATAGTATTAGCAAACGTTACTATTCCTGCAAATGCTTCTACTATTACAACTTCAAATATCACTGATACTAGACCTGATTCTTCTATTTGTGGATGGGTTACAGGTACAATAACTGAAATTGATTATTCAGTTTTATTTAGTCAATATCAATCACAATTTTTAGATTGGTTTAATACAATTAAAAATCAACTAACTACTGACCAAGCAGGTAATTTACAATTACAAATTGATGATATAAAAAGTAAAACCGATTTTATTGAAAATGAGAATCTATTAATTAATGGCTACTTTTTAAATCCTATAAATCAAAAAGGTTCCTTAACATATACTTATAATGCTAATGACAATAGAACAATAGATATGTGGCACATTTTTAAGAAAAGTGCTTCAGATACACCTATTTTGCTAATTGAGAATACAGGCATCACAGTATCTACAGCGGACTTAACTCAAAAAATACCCCAAGATATTTATGAATCTATAAAAAGTGGTTACTACACATTGACTATTAAATTAGCAAGTGGAAATGTCATTTCAAGGACATATAATGATAATTTATCAGCTGGACATAAAGTTAGTATTGAAGTTAATCAACCAAATTCTACAACTTTAGCTTATACAGTTACAGTGACTAGATATGCTGACAGTTTAAGAGTTAATATTTCATCAGGTGATGTTAGTGTTCCTATAGAATTTATGAAACTTGAAAGAGGACAAAAATTTACAGGAATTGAAACTTTTGATAAATACAAAGAAAAAAATCGTTGTATGCGATACTTTTGGAGATTAACTGAAAATGAAATGTATAAGGTCCCATGTCAATTAACTGGAAATCTATATGTTGATTTAATTGTTAATTTTCCTGTACCAATGTTAAATCAACCTTCTGCTAAAATGACTTTCTCTCCGTCGACTGCAGTCAATATGCAAATGGGTGATGGTACTACTTTAAGTGCTAGAGTTGATGTCCAAAAGGACACTAAAACATCTAGATATAATGCTTATATAACAGTTACAGGAAGTTCAGCAATGCAAAGGAATTGCTTTGTTGGTTATTGTGAACTAATGGGTGGATATATTGAATTTGATGGAGAAAGATGGTAATTATTATGAGCGAATATGAAATTTCTTGGATTGTAGTTATATCAATAGCAACTTTAGTAGGTTTATTCTTCGCAGTGGGAAATCCTATAATTAAATTGAATTCTACAATCACTAAATTAATGACAAGACTTACTGCTATTGAAAACAATATTGATAAATTTACTGTTTCAAATAAAGATAGTCATAGACGAATTCATGAACGGATAGATGAAGTTGAAGATAATCTTTCGGAAGTTAAGGAAGAGGTGGAGAGAATAAAGTATAGTCAAAAATAAAGACTATACTTTTAAATTATATTTTATGAAAGGAAATTATTATTATGAAAAATATTTTAAGTTATGATTTTAATGATACTTCTAAAAATGGATTATATAGTGTGGATAGTGGTAATAATTCTTTATTGATTTATTTAACCCCACTACTATCACAAGAAACAAATTATATTATTGAAATAACTGATACTCAATCAAATGTTATTAAATCGAGCGTTTTATCTAAAAATGAAAATGGACAACTTGAATATAGTGTTCAAGAATCTTACTTTAATGGAAATGCTCAAATGAAAATTAGATTATTATCAAGTGAAGAAAATAGTGATTATATCATTTTTAATTGTATATCATTTACAGGCGAAGATTTATTGTTAAAAAGAGTTAATAATCAATACAGTTTTTCAATCAAACTTCCAGCTAGTTCTTATCTATATCCACCTGTGGGAACTCAAATTTATAATTCTAGAAAAGATTTTGACCCCAATGAATATTATCCCGGAACTAAATGGGTTAGAATCAAAGGATATGTTTTAGGTGGTATCAATGAGGATGATACAGATACAAATATCCATACAACTTTTAATCAAGATGCGGGAAAAAATATTGGTAGTAAATGGTTACAAACACATCAACACCATATGCCAGGTCATGTATTTAACTGGGGTAGAACTTATTCTAATAACGTATATGCAGGTGTAAATGCAGTTGCTGGGGGTACACCTAGTAATAATCTAGCAACTAGTCAAGAAAATTTCACATACACTGAAAATTCAGGTGGTGGTGGTGATTCTCAAAATATTCAACCCACTAAATTGACATATATTTGGGAAAGAATTGCATAATTATAAATACTTTTAAATTATGTATATAAATGTTATAATGTTAAAAAGAAAGGAGGATTTTTAAATGGATTTTTTATTAGAAACGATTAATCCTGCAGTATTATTAGGTTGTGTTTTAATTGGGTATATTGTTAAAACATGGACTAATGATACGGTGATTAATAATAAGCTTATTCCAACTATTTTAGCATTTGTTGGTGGAGTTTCATATTTTATTTTATATGGAACATTTGAAAAAGCTGTAATTGGTGCTTATGTTGGATTAGGTGCTACAGGATGCTATGAGTTAGTTAAAAATTGGATTAAATTATTATCAGGAAAATATGGAGGAGATAAATAATGTCAAAAATTGAAACTGCAGTATCATTTATGGAAGCAATCGCTAGAGATAATTCACATGGTTATGACCAAGCACATAGAAATGGTCCTAATTATGATTGTTCATCATTAATTGGTACTGCTTTGCACAAAGCTGGATTTAATGTAAATAGTGGTTCTACAACTAGAAATTTAAGAGAACAATTATTAAAAAATGGTTTTAAAGCTATTGCTATTGATTCACCTAGAAAACGTGGGGATATTTTCTTAAAAGAAGGACATCATGTGGTTATGTGTACTGATGCTAAAAACATTGTGCACGCCTCAATTAATGAAAAAGGAAAAACTACAGGTGGTAAAACTGGTGACCAAACAGGAAAAGAAATTTGTACACGTTCATTCTATACCTATAAAGGTGGATGGGATTATCATTTTAGATATGAAGAACAATCAACTTCACAACAATCAACATCACATTCAACTTCCAAAGGAAATGATTTAATTGCTTTAGGTCAACAACATACTATCAATTATACAAGGGTTAAAATTGATACTGATGGAATCTATGGACCTAAAACAAAAGCTAATATTATTAGATGTTTCCAAATTGCTATGAACCATGATTATAATGCTTGGTTAGCCGTTGATGGAAAATGTGGGTCTAAAACAATCAATGCTTTAGGTCGTCACTATGTTAGAAATGGTGAGTATCAAGAAATGGTTAGAGCAGTTCAAGTTGCTTTATACTGTTATGGATTCAATCCTCAAGGTACTGATGCTAAATTTGGAAACAATACTGAAGCTGCCGTTAAAGCATTCCAAAAATCAAAAGGCTTAACTGCTGATGGTATCGCGGGTAAAAATACCATCATGGCATTAATGGGAGTATAACACTATGGAAGAAAAACATGATACTCTAGCTGTTGATTGCTTAAAAGAAATCAAAGCTCAATCTAAAAGATGGTTTATTCCATTTATTACAATGTTACTATTATTCTTTGCTACGAATATTGCTTGGTTGTATTTTTGGAATCTTCCAACTGAAGAAACTACAACTACGCAAATTGAAACAAATGATAATGGTGATGCTAATTATGTAGATGGAAATGGAACTATTAATAATGGCACGAATTAGAGTAACTAAAACTATCAGAAGAAATGGACCTAGAAGTAGACGAAGAAAAGGTAAGCGTAGATGATTATTTCTGACTTTACTGAACCTGAACTAGACCTATTTAGAAATAAATGCAATTTTGTAAATTATGAAAAAGATTTATTTGAAATGAAAGCAAGAGGTATCCCATTAGAACAAATAGCTGAAGAACTAGATATATCTAGTGATTATGCAAGAAAATTAAGTCAAAAAGTTAATAAGAAAATTTTAAAAATTCTATAAATGTACACTTTTAGTACACTATCATTACATTGTGATAGTGTACTTTTTATTTTACAATTTTATTGTAATAACAAAGGAGGTTATACATTATGTATCAAAATCCATACTCAATGGGTATTCAATACCCTTATAACATGCAATCATATAATAATCAAAACTTAAATAATATAAATAATATGAGTACTCAAAATAATTTAGTGCCTCAAGAATTAATAAGAGTAAATGGCTTACAAGGTGCACAAACTTATCAAATGGCTCCAAATAGTACTGTTGCTTTGTTTGATGGTAATAGCGATATTATGTATATAAAGCAAACGGATGGAGCAGGATTTGGAAATATTAGAAAATTTTCTTTTACTGAAATTTTAGACAATCAACAAGTATCTCAACAATCAAATGATTTTGTGAGTAGAGAAGAATTTGAAAATTTTAAAAAGGAGATGATGGACTATGGCAAGCAGTTTGTTCAACAAGACCTCGACACAATTAAATCAAAATCCAATAATGTCAAACGTTAAAAATATGATGAATATGTTTAACTTTGCTAGGAATCCTCAACAAACTTTGATGAATATGGCTCAATCTAATCCTCAAGTTCAAGAGGTTATGAAAATGTGTGAAGGTAAAAACCCAAAAGATGTTTTTTATCAAAAATGTAAGGATATGAACATTGACCCTAATGAAATCTTAAAAATGATGAAATAAGCTTAAAGCTTTTTCATATAAATTTAACAAAAGAAAGGAGAAATGACTTATGGATTCAGGAGTATCTTTAGCCGACATTGCTGCAGTGACTGATAAAACTAACGGAATGTTCGGTGGTGCTGATGGCGGAATGTGGATTTTCGCATTACTAATTTTATTAATGATTGGTGGAGGAGGTTTCTTTGGAGGAACTAGAAATTTAAACGGAGAACCCGTAACTGAAGCTGGATTATGTAACGCTATGAATTTCAATAATCTAGAAAATTCAGTTGGAAGATTAAATGATAACGTTCAACATAACTATCAAGGACTTCAAAATGGATTAAGTAATTTAGGTTATGAAACATTAAGAAACTTTAATGTCACTCAAACACAATTAGCTGACTGTTGCTGCACAACTCAAAGAGCGATTGATGGTGTCAACTACAATGGTGCTATTAATACTGCTAATATCAATGCTAACACAACAGCTCAAACTCAAAAGATTCTTGATGCTTTGGCTCAAAACAAAATTGAAACCTTACAAGCACAAGTTAATCAATTACAACTACAATCCGCTATGTGTGGTGTAGTTAGATATCCAAATGCAACCACTTATACTGCAGGATTTAGCCCTGTGTTTAATTCAGGTTGCGGATGTTCAAACATCTAAAAATTAAATATTAAATGAGCATTGTAGTATGCCTATAGGTTTAAGTGGGAATGCTAGAACAACTTCCCACTTTTTATTAAAAATAAATTATTATAGAGAGGGGAAATTATTATGTTAGAAGCTTATTCAAAAAGTCAAAGTGTAGTTGCTACAACAGGAATTATTCCTTTTAATAGCGTGACTTTAAAAAAAGGATGTACTGCCGAATTAAATGGTGTATCAACAATTCAATTAAATAAATGTGGTATTTATGAAGTTGTTTTTAATGCTACTGTTTTAGCAGGTACTGCTGGAGATGTGGTTATTGGTATGACTAAAAATGGAATCAATCAACCTCAAGCAACTAGAACTATCACAGGAGCCACAATTACAACTTCAGTCAATGTTCCTATTACTACTTTAGTTCAAGTGAAAGACAATAATTTAGGAAGATGCTGTGATTCTCCAACAGTATTACAATTCATTAATACGGGTGTAGAAGTTACAGGTGATTTTGATGTTGTTGTAACTAAAATTTGCTAGGAGGTGTTTATTATGAAAAGACTAGAAATGTATATGGATTCTATTAAAGATGAATTATGCAGTGCTAGAGATTATGCGGAATCATATGTATACTATAAAAATATGAAGCCTCAATGGTCCAAAATGTATCATGATATGGCAATGCAAGAATTACAACACGCATCAAATTTAAAAGAAATGGGAATGGAAGAATATGATGAATTAGATTCAGTATATTTATCTCAAGAAGATAAAGAATGTTGGGAAAAATGCATCAAAAAATATACTGATAAAGTAGCAGTTGTAAAAGTAATGTTAGGAATGTAATTATATGACATTTGAGGAAAGTATTCCCATTGCTAAAGAGTTAGCTGAAAATCAACTTAAAAAAGGATTTGATGTTGAAGCATTTTTATTACTTGCGGAAATAAATAAAATGAATGCAGGATATGATTTAGTTCCTGAAAGTAATGTTGATGAAACTATTATGGATATTCAAGGTTTGTTTGTTCACTATATACACAATAGAAATATTGAGAATCTTGAAACATTATTATCTACTATTAGAAAGATGTTGAGCGAACTTTATAATTCTTGCACATTGGAAGAAAAACAAGTTTTTAAAAATCATCTTAAAAATTTAGAATCAATTTCAAATACAACTATCGTTTAAAGGTGTAATTATTTTACACCTTTTTATTTTAAAAATTTTTTAACAAATTTACTAAAATATATTGTTATACATAAAAATATATGTTACAATATATATGTAGTAAGAAAGAGATACATAAATAAAGAAAGAAGAGGTACATAAAATGAAAAACGAAAAATTAAGATTAGTATTATTAGCATACAATGAATGTGATGTAATGGTATTTAGTCATAGCGAAAAAATGTTATTCAAAGGAAATGGACAAGACTTGTTAAGTATGTTAGGTGCTGGATATTATGCTGATAAGAGAGTAAAAGAAATATTTGGGTATCAAGATGAAAATGGTATTATTACTTCAGTAGATATAATTTTAAAATAGTGGAAAAGAGGTACATATTATGAATAGAAAAACAGTAAACTTTAGACAATTAATAAGAGAAGTAAAAGAGGACATGGATAAATTCCATGTTCCTTATGACAATTATTATGAATTAGCTATAAAAGATTTTTCAGGTGCAACATGGGGAACATGCAACTATATTGACCAAGCTATATATATTAATAGTGATTTAGTATTATATGGAAAAGATGAAGATATTAAAAATGTCATTTGTCATGAACTTATTCATTCCGCTAAAGAATGTAGATTTGAAGGACATAGAGGACTTTGGAAAAAATATGCTAATGTTATGAATCAACATGGCTATCATATTTCAAGGTCAAATCGTTACGAATTAAATATTGACAAAACTAAAATTTATAAATATGTTGTAAAATGTGTAAAATGTGGTAATACGCAAGGATTTAACACAAGACGTGGTGTTGTTAAAAATCCTGAAAACTATCTATGTTCAATATGTGCAGGTAAAATCATTTTAATTAAAGGAGGTGAGTAAATGATAAAAATAAAAATTGATAATCCTGATAAGTTAGCATCTAATGTACTTATTAAGAAAAGTGCTTTTGTAAGTTTTGATTATGATGGCAGGGTTGTAGATTTTATTAAAAAAATGGGCACTAGAATCTATAATCCTGATAATCGTACTTGGGAAATGCCTATCAATAATATAGTATCTTTATGTAATAAATTTGAAGATATTGAAATTATTATTGAAGGCTTTTATGAAGATTTGCATAAAATTGAATTAGAAAATGATATTCCTAAAAATATTATTTTCAAAACAAAACCTTTTCCGCATCAATTAGATGGAATTAGATTTGGTTTGAATCATGATAGATTCTTATTATGTGATGACCAAGGTTTAGGAAAAACACTTCAAATAATTGATTTAGTTGAATGTTTAGGTGATAAAGTTCAAAAAGCTTTAATTATATGCGGTGTCAATTCTCTTAAATATAATTGGCGTGAAGAAGTATCAAAACATTCAAATGAAAAAGGATATGTTTTAGGAACTAGATATAGAAAAAATGGAAAAGAATATCTAGGCTCTACAAAGGATAAAATCAATGATTTAAGCAATCTTCCTGATCACAAGTATATTATTACAAACATTGAAACTTTACGTCTAGGAGCTAAAAAAATAGGTAAATACGAGTATGATTTTCCTATAGCTAATAAGATTAAGGAATTATGTAATGCTGGAACTATAGGATTGATAGCTTTTGATGAATGTCATAGGGCTAAAGATTCAACATCCTTACAAGGAAAAGCTATGTTAGAAATTTCAGCCCCACACATGATAGCTATGAGTGGTACACCTTTAATGAATAGTCCTATTGATTTATATTTTCCAATTAAGTGGTTGGGATATGAAAATCATTCATTATTTGAATTTAAAAGACATTACTGTAGGTTAGGTGGTTACAATGATGCTGAGATAATGGGTTATAAGAATCTTGATGAATTAAGAAGTCTAGTTGACCAAATAATGTTGAGAAGATTAAAGACCGAAGTTTTAGATTTGCCTGATAAAATTGAAAAATTAGAATATGTAGAAATGTCAAGTAAGCAGTCAAAACTTTATTTAGAAGTCCAACAAAACACTAAAACATTGATACATCAAATAAGAATGTCAAATAACCCGCTATCTATGCTATTAAGATTAAGACAAGTTACAGGCTGGTGTGGTATCATTAATGAATCAATTCAAGAATCAGCTAAAATGCAACGTATGATTGAATTAGTTGAGGATATTGTTTCAAACAATCAAAAAGCAATTATATTTTCTAATTGGACGAGCATAACTGAAGTAGCTGTTAAGTTATTGTCTAAATATAATCCTGCATATATTACAGGTGATGTCAAACAAGAGGAAAGAATGAATGAGGTTGATAGATTCCAAAATGATGAAAGATGTAAAGTTATTGTTGGCACAATAGGTGCAATGGGTACTGGTTTAACTTTGACTTCCGCTCAAAATGTCATATTTTTAGATGAACCTTGGACAAAAGCATTAAAGAATCAAGCTGAAGATAGAGCACACAGAATTGGTACTAAAGGAACTGTTTCTATTATAACTTTGATGTGTAAGGATACTATAGATGATAGAATACATGATTTAATTGAGAAAAAAGGTAAAATGAGTGATGCCCTCATTGATGGAAAATTATCATTAGAAGATATTAACTTTCTATTATCATAGATATTTACTTTTTAATGTTTATGTATTACAATATAATTGAGATTTGAAGGAGGTGGTTAGATGGAAGAAGAACATACAAAATTTACAATGCAGAAAGTATCACAAATTTTAGGTACATCCTATATGACTATTAGAAGATGGTATAAATGGTATGAATCAGCTGAATATGAAAAACCTGAAGGATTAAAATTACCTGAACCTACTGTTGATAGTAGGAATATTAAATATTTTTCTTGGTCGGATATTATGATTTTGAAACAATTTAAAGAAGATTTACAAGGGAAATATAGAGGATGTATGAGTGAATTTAACGCTCACTATCAATGGGGAAAAAGAGGAAAGAAAAGAGGTTAATTTATGAGTAGAAGAATTTTAAAACAAGAAGAATTAAAAGTAGATATTGCTAGTATTATTGATTCCTATGGAAAAAATAAGGATGAAGAAAAAGGTTTAAAAAAACACATTGATAAAGAATCAAAATTAATTAAGGAATATTTTTCTAAAAATAATCTTGAAAGTTTTGAAAGTAACAACTATACAGCAACAGTTTATAACACAACTAAAACATCTTTAAATAATTATTTAGCTATTGAAATTTTAAAAGCTAATTTAGAACCGGAAGAGTTAAAAACTGTAATTAAAACAAGAGAATATATTGATGAGGATGCTTTAGAAAAATTATCATATAGTGGATTTGATATGTCTATTTTAGAAAGAGCATTTATTGAAAAAGTAACTTCAACTTTAAGAATCAAGAAAAATAAATAGGAAAGAGGATAAATAAAATGACTAATTGTGTTAAATGTAAATGGGCAGGAGATAAGGCTGATGAATTTTGTAAGGATTGTAATGGATGTAATATGCTTGTAAATGGCGATTCAGTATCATGTACTGAATGTGGTGGTTATGAAGCAGGTGAGGAAGTTGTACAAGATGCAGTTGAAGAATCTCCAAAAGAAGATATTCAACAAAAAGAACCAATTAAAGAAGAAGTAGGCGAACCTGATGAAAACCCTAAAAAACAAGCTGTAACAAACGAAAATAAAAATGAATTAAATAATACTAAAAAAGAAAAAACGTCTACTGCAGCTAAAAAATCAACCAAAAAACAAGAAGCTAAAGTTATTGAAACTTCAAAAGAACAAAAAGAAGAAAAAGTAACTACTGATGATGGTATCAAAGTAATGTCAATTAGATACACTTCAGGAGCAACTGTTAAAAAAGATGATAACTATTATAAGATTGTGGCTGAAGAAGAATGGCAATGTGTAAATCTAGATGATAGCATTAGAAAAAAACTTTGGGATAAATTAAATACTGAAGTTGATAATCAAGTTAATGACATTTTTAATATGTAAAAAATATTGTATTCTTCAATAAAAAGTTTTATCATAAGTATGAAGGAAATAACTATATACAGTGCAATAAAATTGAATAATTAGACATGAACTAACTTCATGTCACTTGTGGGTATACCTTAATTACAAACAAATTTCCTTCAATTATATGTGCTGTGTATGTTGTTTATTAGCAATAAATAGCTTTTCATCAAAAAGGTATGCCGACAAGTGACATGAAGTTTTTTACATATTAAGGAGGAAAAATAATATGTTAAGCAAAGTTTTATCACAAAATGGATTTATTATGGTTAATAAGGATTTGGCTAAAAAATTAGGTTTAAATTGTGCCGTTATTATTGGATATTTGTATTCAATGTATGATTATTGGAAAGGTTTGGACAAATTAGAAGATGATGAATCTTTCTATTGTACAAGAGAGAATATTGAAGAGCATACAACTTTATCACCTTATGAACAACGTAAAGCTTTAAACATTCTAGAAAAAGAAGGTATCATTTATAAATACTTAAAAGGGTTACCTGCAAAAACTTTCTATAAGTTAAATGATGATAAAATTATAGAATTATTAGAAACTGATAATGAAAGTCCTTTACAGCAAGATGTTAAAAATTTTAACAACAAGGAACTTAAAAATTTAACATCTAATACTAAAGAAAATTTACATCAAGAAGCTAAAGAATTTAACATAAATAATAATATATTAAATAAAAAACAAAATAAAAATAAAGATAATAATATTATTAGCAAAAATTCAAAATCTTCTAAAATTTCTAAAAATGAAAAGAAGTTAAAAAACATTTTAAAAATTATTGATGAATATGATTTTAATGAAAAAGTTATTGATTTATTAGAAACGTTTTTTAAAGGCTTAATTGATAATAATGTATTTATAACTGATGAAAAAATTAGAGGTAATCTAAATAAGATTGCTAACAAAGATTTAAAAACACAATTAAATACTATTCAATTATCATTAGATAATGGTTATAAGAATCTTGACCCTTCTTGGTTAAAAAATTCAAATTATAAAGAATTAGACAATTCATTAAAATGGGAACATGATAATTTTTCAAGAGCGGAAACACAAGCTAAATATGATAGATTGAAAGCTGAAGGAAAATTGGAGGTGTTTTAAATGATTAAAAAACCTAAATATTTAACTGTAGAACAAGAACAAGTCTATAACTTATTGCCAACTAGCCCTTGTCAATTACATTATAATGATATTGCTAGTTTGACAGGAATTAGACAAAGAAATGTAAGAATTATAATTCAAGAATTAAGAAATATGGGAGTACCTATTGCTTGTATTCCAAAAGATGGATATTGGATTGTTGAAAATCCTCAAGATTTAATGCCCACTATTAATATGTTGAAAAATACAAGAGATACTTTAAATGATACGATAAATGCTTTAATTTTAGCGTATGACAAGCTTTTGGAGGAAGAAGATGTATAAGTGTTGGTATGGAAAAACATGTGATAGAGCTAAAGAAAATTGCTATCTCAGTTGTGTTAGATATAAATTAATGCATTCTTTATTTAATTTATCTAATTTACCTGAATATTTATGGATTCCAAAAAATCTAACTTGTTCTAATATTGATAGTGAAGCTTTTCATCAATTAAAAAATATCTATAATGATATATATAATTATGTACAAAAAGGAAAGAATCTATACATCTTTTCTAATAATTGTGGGAATGGAAAGACAAGTTGGACAATTAAATTAATGTTCAGTTATTTTGACAAAATTTGGCATAAAAGTTGTTTTGATAAAAAAGCACTATTTATAAATGTTCCAACATTCTTATATGATTATAAACGTTCCATTTCTCAAAAAGTGGATGGATTAGAAGAACTATGTAATGATATAGAAAAAGTTGATTTGGTTATTTGGGATGACATTGGGGAAAGCAATGCAACTAGTTTTGAACATCAAATTTTATTGCAATATATTGATAGAAGAATTTCAGCAGGTAAAAGTAATTTCTACACTTCAAACAAGGATAAAGACCAATTAGAAAATTGTCTAGGTCCTAGATTGGTAAGTAGAATCTATAACTGTTCAACAGTTGTAGAATTAAGAGAAGAAGATAAGCGAGGTGTCAATGTATGATTGAATATTTAAAAGATTGGAGAAAATGGGCTAAATATAATGATAATTCAAAAATCTATAAAATTTTAGTTTTATTTGGTATCTATCATTCACCTAGTTTTGAATATGTGAAGAGGTATAAAAGATGATAGAACTTCAAATATTAAATAGAATCTTAAAAGAAAAATCATTAAGAATATTGAAAGAAAATGACATCACTGAAGATTATTTTATTCAGTATAAAGATGAATATGAGTATATAATAAAGCATCTAAATGAATATGGAAATGTACCTGATACTGAAACATTTTTATCAAAATTTAATGACTTTGATATTATTAATGTACTAGAGAGTGACCAATATTTGGTTGATACTTTTAGAGAGGAATATCTATACAATCAGTCCGTGCCATTAATGCAAAAAATGGCGGAACTCTTACAAACTGATTCTTATAAAGCTTTTGAATATTTAAAATCAAATATTGATAGCGTTAAAGTTGTTGAAAAAATAAAAGGTGTAGATATTATCAAGGAGGCTAAAAGCCGTTTGGAAGAATGGAAAGAAACAAAAGAAAATAAAGATACTAGATTTATTCCTAGTGGTTTTCAAGAACTAGATGAAGAATTAGGTGGATGGCATAAGGGTGAGGAATTAGTTGTTTTGTTTGCAAGGACAGGTCAAGGTAAATCTTGGGTACTAATTAAGATGTTAGAACATGCTTGGAAAGTTGGAAAATTGAGAGTTGGATTAGTCGAGCCTGAAATGAGCGCTAATAAAACTGGTTATAGATTTGATACATTACATGGTCACATTTCAAGTCGTGCTTTGTATCGAGGGGAAGATATATCAGGTTATCCTAGATATATTGATAGGTTATCAAGAATTGATGTACCATTTTATGTCTCACATCCAAAGGACTTTAATAAAGAAGTAACTGTTTCAAAATTAAAAAGTTGGTGTGAATTGAATAACCTCGATATACTAGCAGTTGATGGTATTTCTTATTTACAGGATGAGAGAAAAAGAAGTGGTGACAATAAGACAACTCAATTAACTAATATTAGCGAGGATTTAATGCAGTTGAGCATTGATTTAAAAATACCAGTTCTAGTTGTAGTTCAGTCTAATAGAATGGGCACACAGCAAGAAGATTTGGAGCTTGAGAATATTAGGGATAGTGATGGTATAGCCTATAATGCATCAATAGTATTATCAGTTCAACAGAAAGAGGAAGGACTTCAAATATCAACAAAAAAAGTAAGAAATGCAAGTAATAATGTAAAGCTAGTCTATTTATGGGATGCTGATAAAGGAACCTTTGATTATATTCCGCAAGAAGATAGAAAAGGGGATGAAGAAAAAGCGGAAGATTTAAGAAGAAGATATAATGATAGTAATGAAGAGGAGGTATTTTAAAAATGCTATTTATCATTGATAATCTAAAATATGAAACTGAAAAAATGGAATTAGTTTCCGAAAAAGTGAAGAAAGGTGTAACAACTTATATTAGATTTTTAGATTCCAAAATTCTTAATACGTATGATGCTCAACTTTATAGAAGTAAAAAAGGAAGATATTTAATCACATGGTATCAAGATTATAAAACGTGTGCAATGGCTATTGATGATGCTAAAGCTAAAGAGTTATTATTGAAATACGATTATAGAAAATATGAAGAACTTTTTGGAGAATTGGAAGAAGCTATTAAGCTTCTTTTTTATTTAAAAAAATAAAAAATTTATCATAAACACTTTACATATTGTTATACATATGTTATACTATGTATGTAATAAGAAAAGAGGTACATAAAAATGTGGGATTATAAAGGAATTAAAGAAAGATTTAATCAATTACAAAATGCTAGTGATAGCATTAAATATAGAGGGTTGAAAAACCTAGATAAATTAATTTCTATTGAAATTGATGAAGCTGAAACTAGAGAACAAATTAATACACTTCTAACCTATAGAAGAAAAACAAGATTAGCTTTAAAAAAGTTAGTCGCATAATAAAAAGTGAAGCGATAACAAAAAAACACTAATTTAATAAAGAAAAGGAGATACATATTATGAAATATTTTGAAAATGAAGAAGTTGTAAAATTAAAAAATAATAATGGGGAAGATTTTGATGTGAGAATTCTAAATAGAATTTGTGATTATTATGGAAATGGAAAAATGTATTATATTGTAGAGCCTATTGGTTTTGAAGGATTTGAAAGAGAAGTTCTATGTGAAAACTGCTACAAAGAAAAGGATGGCGATTAGAATGAAAGAATTTTTAAATTATGTTTGGAGAATAAATAATTGGCAAAAAGGTGCTAGATTACCTTTAACTCCAACTGAAAAAATTATTAAAATAGATATTGTTGATAAAAATGAAATCTATGTAACATATGAAAATTTAACATTAAAGGAAGCTAATGGAATAAATAGAACTTTTAATAGAAAATATATGAGGGTGTTTAGCAATGATTAAGATTGATGACGCCTTAATAAATACGGATACCATTACAATGTTGGAAGTGCTAAAAGATGAATTAGCACTTCACGGTATAAATAGATTCTTCCAATTTAGATTAAATGGACAAAACATTCAAACAACTTGTCCATTTCATAAAGACGGGCAAGAAAGAAAACCATCCTTCGGTGTAAATGGTGAATTAAATAAATGTCACTGCTTTGCTTGTGGTTGGAGTGGTGGAATTGAAGATATGATTTCTCAATTATATGGTTATCAAGATAATGGAAAATATGGAAAAACTTGGTTGATTAAACATTTCAATTCAGTAGAAATTGAAACACGACCAAATTTAATGGAGGGATTCAATGTACGGAACAATATTAATGATTTTAATAATCCTTGTAGGAGTGATAATGTATTTTCTGCTGACAAGATGGTAACGAAGGAAGAACTAGATAAATATAGATATATTCATCCTTATATGTATAAGAGAGGATTAACTGATGAAATTATAGAAGAATTTGATATTGGTTATGATAAATCTAGAAATTGTCTAACTTTTCCTATTTTAGATTTAGATGGAAATTGTGTATTTGTAGCAACTAGAAATGTCAGTAATAAATTCTTTACTTTGCCAAAAGATTTAGAAAAACCAATTTATCAAGCTTATAGATTCACGAGTGGAAAATATAAAGAGGCATGGATAGTAGAATCATTTTTAAATTGTTTAACTCTTTGGAAATATGGAATCCCGGCTATGGCTTTAATAGGAACAGGAAATAAACATCAATATGATATATTATCTAAATTACCCGTACGTTCTTACGTTTTAGCATTTGACCCTGACAATGCCGGATATAAAGCAACTCAAAGATTTAGAAGAAATGTTAAAAATAAATTAATTAAAGAAGTTGTTTATAAAGATGATAGAGATATAAATGATTTACAAGAAGAAGTTAAGAGCCTTGAAGTTGTCTTTTAACTTCTTTCAAAAAAAATAAAAAACTTTACCTAAAACACTTTACATATTGTTATACATATGTTACAATATATATGAAGTTAAGGAAGTAACATAAATAAAGAAAGAAGAGGTACATAAAGATGGGAACAATTTACAAAGAAAAAGAATTAAGAAGAATAATAACTGAACAAATGATGATGGAATTAGATTTTCATAAAGATTTTGTTTTAACTAACGTAGCATATGGAAATGATTTTAGAATTTCAGTTACAGCAGTTAGCGTTGATAATGAAGATATTACATTAACAGTTGGATTAAAATGGAGAGAAGGAGAACGTAACGCATTTGATTATGTTGTAGAATTATGCACTTCACAAAAATATTTCTTCACTGTTTATAAAATTAGTGATGATGTTTATACAACAAGCAAAAAAGAGTTTGAAGAAGCCCAACAAAAGAGTAATAAAAGATTTAATAATCATTTTGGACAAAATAGTAAACTTCCAAGAGAAGTTGAAATTAAAAAAGGTTCTAAATTTTATGAAAAATATATGAATATCGTAAAAGAAACTGAAGCTAAAAGAGGTAGAAAAATTAAAGATTGTGATTTGATTTTATTAGCAACAAGTTACCATTTATTTATTGAATACACTCATAGAGGTAGAAAATATCAAATCAGTAAATGGATTGGATCATGTATTGCTGAATGGAAATTACATTAAGACAATAAAGGGTCTTTACTTTCGACCATTTCTTTATTAGCCCTTTGAAAACTAAAAGAAATGGCAAACTTATAAAAAGATGAAAAGGAGAAAAAGAGATTATGGGAAGAGTTAATCCAAGAGAATTTGAGAAGTATGGGAATCAAAATGGAGCTGATTGGTTAAGATTAGCTAATGATGGTGACGTAGCAAGAGTACAATTCATGTACAATAGTTATGATGAATTAGATACTTATGTATGTCATAAAGTTAAAGTAGGTGATAATGAACGTTATGTTGATTGTAAACGTAACTATGATGACCCATTAGATGCATGTCCATTTTGTGAAGCAGGTTTACCAGTTAAACCAGTAATGATTTTAACAATGTATGATTTGAATGAAAAGAAAGTAAAAATTTGGGAAAGAGGAAAAACATTCTTAAAAAGAATGGAAGCATTATTTAATAGATACCCTGACCTTATTAATCATGTTTTTGAAATTGAAAGACATGGTGCAAAAGGAGACACAAAAACAACATATGATATTTATCCAATGCCTGATGTAGAACCAATGGATTTATCAAATGTTGAAAAGCCTCAATTTATGGGTTCATTTATCCTAGATAAATCACCTGATGAAATGGTTGAATATTTAGATACAGGAAGTTTTCCACAAATTGAAAATAATCAACAACAAGAAGAATCAGGAGTTAGAAGAAGAGCCTCAAGAAGAGAAGAATCACAACCTACAAGAAGAAGTAGAAGAGGAGGTTTCTAAAATGGATGCTATTTATTATTGTGGAGTCCAATTTTATAAATACGCTGACGAACTAGGCGAAAAAATTTATAAATTTTCAATTTCAAAAGAATTAATTAAAGATGTATTTGAGGGCTCATATGTAATGGTTGATACTAAATTCGGTCCAAGAATGGGTGTTTTGACAAAATTCTACCGTAGAAAAGATTTAGAACTAAAAGAGCAAACCAAATTAAGAGAGGTAATCAGTGTAATCGATTTAAATGATTATTTTGATAAAAAAGCAAAAGAAAAAAGAAAACAAGAACTTTTAGAAGAAATTGATATTAAAGTTAAAAAATCAAGCAAATTACAGTTAGCTAGAACTTTAGCTGAACAAGATGATACATTAGCATCATTATTGAAAGAACTTGATGGATTAGGTGATTAATTATGGCTTTTAATTTTGGAAGAGTTAAACCTAATGAAAAAGCTTTAGTTAAAAAAGCTAAATCATCAATAACTAGAACATCTATTAAAGGGGGAGGAAACCTCTCCCAAAAAATAGATATGATGATTTCAATGGCTGAAACTAAATTGAAAAATCATAAAGAAGATTATGATTTAATTAGGGATAAGGAATCATTACATGAATATATTGATTTATGTATCAAAAATGGAGAATGTGCAATAGATACTGAAACAACAGGATTGAATCCATTATTGGTTGACATTGTAGGTGTATGTTTATACACCAAAGGAAAAAAAGCAGTATATATTCCAATTAATCATAAATCACATATTACAAATGTAAGAACTTCAAACCAATTAACTGAAAAAGATGTAGCGGAAGAATTAAAAAGATTTAATGGAAAATGGATAATGCATAATTCTAAATATGATATTAGAGTTATTAGGCATTGTTTAAATCTAAATCTAAAATGTTATTGGGATACAATGTTAGCAGGATATTGTATTGATGAAAATGAAAGTCATAGATTAAAGGATTTGCATTTAAAATATTGTGATTCCAAAGATACTGAATCATTAACTTTTGATAAACTATTTAATGGAATTAGATTTGATTATGTACCAATTAAAGTTGCATATCTATATGCTGCTGGAGATGCAATTAAGACTTTTGAATTATACGAATATCAAAAAACTGTACTTAATAGAAGAAGATTAGCAGGACCTTATAATGTATTTATGAATATAGAAATGCCTTTGGTTGAAGTTGTAGCTGATATGGAAGATAGAGGAGTTTGTTTGGATTTTGAAATTTGTGATAAACTTTTAGAAAAATACACAAACATTAGAAAAGAGAGATTGGAACAAGCAAATAAGGCTATTTCAATGTATCAAGAACAAATTGATGAGTACAAAATGAAAAATCCAAATAATAAATTGAGTGACCCGATTTCACTATCAAGTCCAACACAATTAGCTATATTATTTTATGACATTTTAAAATTAGAAAGTCCTGATAAGAAGTCACCAAGAGGTACAGGTGAGGAAATTCTAAAACATTTTGCAAAAGGTAAAGAAAAAAATCTTTGTGAAGCAATTTTAGGAATGAGAAATGTAGATAAATTATTAAATACTTATATTGAAAAAATGCCTAATATAGCTTTAAAAGATGGAAGAATTCATGCTAGTTTTAATCAGTACGGTGCTAAAACAGGAAGATTTTCAAGCAGTGACCCAAATTTACAAAACATACCAAGTCACAATAAGGAAATTAGGCAAATGTTCAAAGCACAAGATGGATATATATTATTAGGTGCGGATTATAGTCAACAAGAACCTATGGTCACATCTTATCTATCAAAAGATAAAAAAATGCAAGACGCCTTTATTCATGGAAAAGATATTTATTCCACTATTGCAAGTCTAGCCTTTGATAAATCTTATGAAGATTGCTTGGAATTTAGACTAGATGGTACTACAAATGTTCAGGGGAAAGAAAGAAGAACACAAGCTAAAAGTATCGTTTTAGGTGTATTATATGGAAGACAAATTCCATCTATTGCGGAACAATTAGGAGTTTCAACAAAACAAGCACAAGTCATTTATGATAAAGTATTAAGTGCTTTTACAGGTTTAGCGAATTTCATTGACGAATCACAAGATATGGCTAGAAAATATGGTTATGTTACTACAGCTTGGGGAAGAAGAAGACACTTAACTGATATGCAGTTAGAACCATATGAATTCAAATATAGTGGGAATAGAGTAAGTTTTGACCCATTGAATTTTAATGAAGATTCTTCAAATGAAGTGCCTGAAAGAATTAAAAAAGAATACACTGAAAGATTGAAAAAAGCTTTCGGTTGGCAAAATAAAAATAAAATTATACAAGAAGCCTACCAATTAGGAATCAAGATTAAAGATAACGGAGGATTTATTTCTCAAGCCGAAAGACAATGTGTTAATGCACGTGTTCAAGGTTCGGCTGCTGATATGGCTAAATTAGCAATGATTTCAATTAATAATGATGAAAAAATGAAAGAGTTAGGATTTCATTTATTAATTCAAGTGCATGATGAAGTCATTGGAGAATGCCCTGAAGAAAATGCTAAAGAATGTGCCGAAAGATTATCATATTTAATGAGAACTGCCCCAAGTCATTTAATTAAGTTACCTTTTAAATGTGATGTTGATTTCACATATAATTGGTATGGTGAGAAAATAGAAATTTTATAGGAGGTCAATATGTCATTTGATTTATATTTTGCAGGAAGTCAATGCAAAGAAGCTGATGAGCTTATGGTAAATCTTGGCTGCAATAGGTTATTTAGTCAAGAAAATGATAGAAAAAATATAAGTAATTGGCAAAAGTATAAGAATTCAAGAAGACATCAATATAAAGGAAAAATATTTATTGATTCAGGTGCTTTTTCAGTTCATACAAAAGGAATAGAATTAGATGTTGATGGTTATATTGATTATATAAATTCTATTGATGATGATATTTGTCTGTTCGCACAAGCTGATAAGATTCCAGGAGAATTCGGAAAGATTAAAACTAGAACTCAAATAAGTGAAGCGCCTAAATTAAGTTGGGAAAATTATATATATATGAAAGATAGAATAAAATCAAGAGATAAGCTTATTCCTATATTTCATCAAGGAGAAGATTTTAAGTGGTTAAAAAATATGCTTGAGTATACTCATGAAGATGGCACTCATATAAGATATATAGGAATATCTCCAGCCAATGATAAGCATACTAATGAAAAAGAAGTATTCATAAGAGAATGTTTTGAAATAATAAAAAATAGTTCAAATCCTAATGTATGCACGCATGCTTTTGGTATGACGAGTTTAAAGGTTCTTGAAAGATATCCTTTCACTTCAGCTGATAGCACATCTTGGTTGATGACTGGAGCTAATGGAAATATAATTACACCATATGGGCTTATATGTATTTCTGATAAGTCTAAAAATGATTTTAAAAATATATTTTCTATGAATAAAGAAGCTATTGAAACTATAGATAATTATATTTCAAAGTATGGATTTACTTTAGAACAAGCAAGTAAAGATTATAAGATAAGAATGATGCTAAATATATATTATCTTAAAGAATGGGCAGATAATTATACGTATAAACCAATAAAATGCATTAAAAAACACTTATTTTAA